ACCGGCACTGATACCCTTTGCCCCATAGGATAGGCATTGCGTCAGAGTCAGGTTCCCATCAAAGGTGCCGGAATCAATGCGAAGGTGCGATTTCAGTTCTGCGAGGCTGATTGGCAGTAAAACGGGCGCTACTGTTTGGACGGTTTTCATACTTCACCTTAAGCGTTAAGATAATATCCACCGGCCACCAGAGGCCGCCATAAAACTGTTACGTCCGCAATCTTGCCCGCGCCAGCCGACCCGCCGCCGATGGTCAACTGAATTTTCTTAGTCACCGCGGTCACGACCGGCCCACGGAATGTATAGAAGAAATTGCCGGTCAGATTTGCCTTTGCGCCCGCTACCGCTGAAAGTATCTCAATGGCTGCAACGTCATCCGTCGCAACCGAAATGCCGGTGAATGTTGCTACGGAATGTAGATCATCTGGAACATGGACAATCACGGCATCAATAAATAGTGCTTGCGCCGTGGCTGTCATTACGTCATAAACTGCCTCTGCCTGTGCAAGCGAAATCTGTTTATAATTGATGGTCGTTTCCGGCATGTATGATTTCGGCAACCAGGCAAAACCGGTATAGATGAACATAAGACCGGTGTTAACTTCGAAGAATGTTGCGCCTGCATTGACACTTGTTGGTTTCGTATCCGTGGAAAGGCCGATGAAACGATTGTTGGTTGCGCCTATTGCTTGAACTGTCATTTTTTAAACCCTCCTCTTTTTTGGGGTTAAAGGCCGGGAATTTCACCCGGCCTGATTAAAAATCTTATTCACCTGTAATTGTAATGGCCGCCGTCACCTGTGCATAGCCAACCATATACCAGATTGTTCCATCGCAGATCATATCTATCCGGTCTCCCGCAAGTGCTTGGTTGTGAACAAATGTTGCCGTAGTTCCGCCGGCGGACACGTCCCCGATGGCATCAGCCGCGATAACACATAACCCCTTGAGAACTTTCTGTGTCGTGCCATTAGTAACGATAGTATAACCATTGGAAGTCGGGGCGGTTTTTACGATGAACGTAAATCTAAGCCCCGCCGCCGGAGCCGGAAGCGTCGATTGGAACCCCGCCGCTGCATTAAGGAAAAATGTTTTTCCGCTTTCAGCCGCCAGAATAACATTTGTCTCCGTAACAACTTCCACTCCGGATGCAGGAACGGACACGGTGTTAAGCTGTGCCGCCGTCGCGTTGATAGCGGTTCCGGCAATTTTTAAGGATCCACCAGACTCAACGTCTATAGCGCCGCCGGATTCGACGGTAATTTGACCGCCGCTGGCAACCACTTCTTCGTCGCCGCCCTGCTTGTGGTAAACCTTTGATTGATAGGTCGTATCACTCATTTTTTATTTCTCCTTTTCTTATCCGAGCGGCCCCGAAAGACCGCCCGGAATTACTGTTAGATCACGGGCGAATCCTGCAAGTGACCTTTGACCAAACTGATCGAGAACGGGATTGAGATCGTTCCGGTAACGGTTCCGGCAAGCTCTAAATATCGCTTACCGCCGATATAACCGAAATGATACACGGTGTCATCTTCATCGGTTCCATCAATGGTTAGAATCGTTCCGCTGGTGATATCGGAAACTCCAAGCATATCTTTGTCTTCAACGGCTGCGTATGTCGTACCGTCGTCGCTGTGTTTGAGCGTGAAGACAATCTTGTTGCTTGAGTCTAATCCGACTCCGCCCCCGTCCACTCCTGCGTCAATGACCAATTCCGCAGAATTGCACCCGGAGAGATCAATGTCCGTAATGGTCTGCGTTGTGGCAACGGCAATCGCGTGCAGTAACGAGGTGACTTCAATATTGTTGTGAAGGTCTTTCATATCTTTTTTCCTCCTAAGTTTTTTTTAATGGGGCCATGTTTAGGCCCCAGTTGTAATTATCGAGAAACACTGAACACCATTCGGCATCGCCGTCACACCACCTAACTGGTTGCAATCTTAAGCGTTTTCACACTTTCATACATGATGATGCCTCCCCCGACCCGCTTCGTCGTGTAGAAGGCGACATAGGGTTTGGCGGAATACGGATCCCGCAGGACGCGGATTCCAACTCGGTCAACGATAAGATACGCGCGTTTGAAGTTTGCGAAAAATACCGGGTAGGTGCCTGCGCCGATGTCGGCTACATTGTCGTCAATCTCAACCGGCTTGCCCAATAGAGTTTCCGGCACACCTGCTTCCAGACCAGGACGCCAGATGTAATTCCCTTGCCCGTCTTTCAGGACTCGGATTTTTCCGAGCGTGGTATCATTCATCAACCACGCCGCACCATTGCGATAAGGCGCTTTCAGCGCATGAACCAGATCAATCAGCTTGTCGGCGCTGTTCAGTAGTGTTGCATGGCCGCCCGCGATATAACCGACCTCGCCCCATGAATAACTGGAATTTGCGGCCATTGTGTAAGACGCGATTCCCTTGGGTTTGGACACGCCATCGCCTGTAATGAAGGCCGCGCCTTCCTCTTCCGCGAACTCATTGGCCACCTCGTTGGCAATCCATTGCTCAATATTGATGCGGGAATCATCAAGCAGTGTCTGGGTTGCATAAGGCATGGCATAAATTTCTTTGGCGTTGATGATGATTTGCGCCAGCGCGGAAACATCCGTTTCGGCCCGAGCGCCCTTTTCCGCCGTCCACCCGGATGTCGTGCCGCCCTTGCTGACAAGCCGCTTATATTCGTCGGTTCCGATGTTGATAACCGTTGCTAACCGGCGCATAGCCGACACTTTGGGAAGAACACGGTCAATGGCTGCTTCCATCTCTTCGGGAACTGTGAACCCACCAGCGGTGTCGTCGCCGGAAGAAGCGGATGCCTGAATCTGCAAATCCTTGAGATTGCCTTCAATGCCTTTTCTGAACCACGATTCAAACGCGGCCTTGTGTTCGGCTTTTACCCTGTTGACCTCCGTTCCGCCTCCGCCTGGGAACTGGCTACGCGCAACCGCCGCTTCGACGTTTTCAAGCTGCCGCTTTAAGTCGCCCATCGCCGTCAAGTCGGCGTTGATCTTTTCCACTTTCTCCGCAAGCAGCGGATCGGTATGACCCTTCTTTTCGATTTCTTTCAGTCGCTTGTCGTTTTCAGCCTTGAACGTTTCAAATGCCTTGCCGATGTCCTCAATAATATCTTTGAGTTCCATATCTATTTACCTCCGATTTTATTTAAAAGGTTTTGTGCTGCTAAAACTTCTTCATCCGCGCCGTCGGTATCCTGCAAACGTCCCGCAAGCAGGGCCTTGGCCTCTTTTTTGGAAAGCCCTACGTCCCGCAAGGCTTTCTCGATTTCTCTTTCAGTTGGCTTATTTGTTTCGGATTGAAAACCATCCGGCACATGCGCAAACATGCTCAAATCAAATTGAGCCTTTGCTGCCTTGCCATCGATAATGGTATCAATGAATCCCCTTTCTTTTGCTTCTTTGGCCGTGAACCACGTTTCGTTTTTCAGCATGTCCCGGATCTCTTTTTTCCCGACACTGGAATTTTGGGAGTAAATATCAACCATATTGCCGCTTATCTTTTCTAAAATGTCCGCGATTTCGCGCAGATCATATTGATTACCAGCGGCGAAAACCCACGGATCATGAATCATATACATTGCATTTTGATAGGCTTGAACTTCCTTACCGGCCAATGCGATAAATGAAGCAGCGCTTGCAGCTAAGGACTCGATGCGGGTAACGATCTTTGATTTATGGGCTTGTAGGGCGTTAAAAATTGCCATTGCATCAAAAACGTCACCGCCCGGAGAATTAATCCTGACAGTCACGGTTTTTGTTTGAATGTCTGACAGCGCCCGGACAAATTCACCGGCGTCATTGAAAGGCCAGCCAATAACATCATAGATCATAACCTCGGTGTCATCTTCAGAAAGAGATTCAATTTTATACCAATCAGCTTTATCAATCGGCTTATTCCAATAACGAGCCGTAGCTTCGGCATTCCTTTGGCTTCGATATTTAAGATTCATCGTCGTCTCCTTTGTTGTCACCGCTTTTCTGTTCTTTAGTTGTTGAGGTGCGGGTCTTGAAAACATTCCCACCGTCATATGGGTTCATATCTTCCAGTTCCCGGACTTCGTTCGGACTCATGGCCTCAATATTCACCATTCCCTGATAATAAGCCGTCCGTGCCGCCGTGTCGCCGCGTAACAAGCCGCCAGTGCTGAACTTTGCAAAGTAATTTTCTTTTTGTTTTTCAGTCAATAAATCCCGGTAAATCGCCATCTCGATATTAACGAGCCGGGGAGTAAGCGCATACTTGACATACTCAAGGTCAAAGGCATCGGCGCTTGCATACGTCGCAACCTTGTCGCCGGATTGCAGCATGGACAACGGCAACCCGAAGAACAGGTCAACGATTTCTTTTTTCTGGAAGTTTCGAGCTTCAATGAATTGAGAATCGACGGATGTCATCTGCATTTTCTCGAATGACATACCCTCTTCAAGTAATGCTGTTTTGTGGGCATTCTCGACCGAAGCATAAATTTCGTTAAATTCGTTGACGATCCGCTTTGCCGTGTTTTCGTTTTTAAAACTTCCAGGATGTTTCAAAATT